GTGGACCAGCATGCAGAGTTTGCATGGAATTCAATCAAGAAGCTACAGCCGGCGTCATGCCGGTGTATGGAAGCCCCTTTACTTTCATCCGTCGCTAACCATTTCCAGTCTCCACCACCCTCCTTACCACGCGGTTACATCGCATTTGCGCGTAGAGTCGTTCGGGGCCTGTTCCCTCACGGGTGGGACTCCGGTCTCTACGAATCTTGCGTGATGAACACCGATCCTTCTTTGTCAGCATGTTTGGAAAATCGCCGCAGTGCGGGCGGTTTGCACGGCTTTGTTTCACACCCCGACGATTGTCGGGGTCGGTTTAGACATGACGAGTTCCTCACTACGTGTTTGGACGGGGCAACCCGACCATTGCGAGTGTCTTCGGCTCTGACTGTTGTCCAAAGCGCCGGCAAACCTCGGCCCTTAAGCAAATTCTCGGCGGACGCGATACACTTGAGACCGCTTCACAAGGCGATCTATGATAGACTGTCGCGCGAGAAGTGGCTTTGCCGCGGTGATTTTACTACTGACGTTCTACAGCGCGCTGGTTTTTCTTTTGTTGAAGGCGAGACTTTGACTTCGGGGGATTATAAGAGCGCCACGGATAACCTTTCGATTGAGGTTGCCGAGGCCATTCTTGACGAGTTGCTGAGGTCCGCGGTCTCTGTGTCGGGTTCTATGAAAGCATACGCCATGAAAATCTTACGTCCCGTGTTGTTCAACTTTGAGCACGGTATTTCTGAATTTGTTCCGACGAGAGGTCAGATGATGGGGTCTTTTTTGTCTTTCCCACTGCTTTGTTTGCAGAATAGAATCGCTTTCTTGTATGCAGGCGAGTCTGTTGGGGTTGACAATTCGGGTTTCCCATGTTTGATCAACGGTGACGACATACTCTTCCGTTCCGGTCCGCACTTCAGTGCGCATTGGATGGATGTTGTGAGTCGGTTGTCGTTGGAAGTAGAGAGGACTAAGACTAGTGTTTCACCGGAGTACGGTTCGCTTAATTCCACACTTTGTCAGCGCTTCGGCGCTTTCTATCGTGTGGTTGCGACTGTCCGTATGGGGATGTTACGCGAGTCCGAGTCTCTTGATACTCTCTCGAAGGGATTTGATGATTTTATTGCCGGCCTGAAGGGCTCACTCCGTTATCGAGCGGCGTTGGCCTGGTTTAGCTGGAACATAGGAAAAATTAGACCCTTAGGTCTTACTACGTGGGACTTGGGCTTCAGAGGCCCACTCGCGTATAGAGCGACAAAGAAGTTCGGTTTACGTCTAGGACCAAGTAATCGGCCTGTTCCGAGTCTGAAGATTGAGAATGGGTTATCTCTCACTTGTGAGTATGTTGACCCTGATCTACTTGACGATGACGAAAAGAAAGAAAATTTGGCGGAGTTAGCCGCGTGGAAGTGGAGGACTGGTTACGAGTTGTTTTCATCCGAGCGCGCTGCAATGCGCTTTCATCTAGCCATATCGGCGACACGTGTTGATGAGCCCAATTTCAAGCCGTACTTGTACGGGACTGAACAGGGTGTACTCAGCAAGAGTGTTGGTGGCGCCAAAGTGTTTTTGCAGCGTAAGCGACATATTGATCGTGGGTTTCCGCTACTCATCCCAATGAGAGGGAAATTGCCCACGTATGAAGATGTTCTCGCGGGAGAGGTAGACGTCGGCTCAGTCGAGCCACTAGCAAAGAAGAAATAAGTGACCCTAACGCCGTAGGACCCAGGACAGTGCTTAGCGCTCCCGCTCTAGAAAACAGTTAAGGAAATATGGATCAAGGGGTGACCCTCCCATGGATGTACACCAGCGTCAGTTGATTCGTTCAACGGTTCGTCGAAGTCTATTTCCTGAAGCTGATGAGTTGGAGGCAGCGGTTCGCTGGCAAACCTCGTGGTCTCGGCCGGTCGGTTGAAATAAGATAGGGGGGCGGCGCGAAATCGTCGTTATGCCCTAAATCGCTTATTGAGGACGCTTTAAAGAAGGATGTAGGCTCTAAGGAGTCGAACCT